GAAGCGCCTGTTGAGTTAGTTGGAGCAGCTTCGCTTAAGAAAGCTTGGTCCTATTTCATTGCACGCTCTTGGTTTTCCAAGATTGTAGCAGTGACAGCTCGTTTATAAGAATCACCGATTTTTGGTAAATCTGCGTGTTCTAAAACTGGCTGCCATTTTTTTTCGTGTGTTTCAGATAAATACATTTTTTATCTCTCCTCTATTATTTTATATTATTTTGACAATTTAATGTCTTTGGTTTTAGTAATAGCGGCGGTATAAGCAGCCATGCTTTTAGATAAATCAATTGTTTCACCAACTGAATCACCTACCGCTACATCATCAATGTCAGATGACACTTCTTTCTTAGCGCCGAAATACGACTCTTTAATAGTCGAAATCTTTGCTCTGAAATCTGTTTCATTTGAATATTCAACCTCTTCAGCAAGTTTGTTGAATTTCTCCTTAGCAGTATCAGCTAAGTCTTCACTCATTTCACTTACGATTTGAGTAGCAGTCTTTTCTGAATTGCTTTTGTTAAGTTCAACATTCTTTTCGATTTCTTCGTCAAGTTTCTTTTGTAACGAATCAATCTTCGAAGCTTGGTCTTCAAGTACATCATACTTTTCGTCTGGGACTGAAATATAATGTTCTTCAAATAGTGTTTTCATACCAGAAATGAAATCTTCAGCAATCTCGCCTTTAATTCCACGCTCTAGGGCTAATTCGTTTTCTTTCATCCACTCTTCCACTACATATGCAAGGTAAGAGTCAACTTTTTCAACAAGTTCACCTTTTGCTTTTTCTGATTCTGTTTTAAGTTTTTCTTCGTATCCAGCGTGCATTTTCTTTTTAGCTTCTTTAACTTTTGAGTTAAGAGCCGCTTCAAAAATTGTTGCAGCCTTCGTTTTAAATTCTTCAGATAAATCCTCGTCCTTAACTAAAGCGTCAACATCAGCAGATACATCAATTTTTTCGTCTTCTTCGACTACTTCAACTTTGTCTTCCGCTACTGTTTCTTCTTCGTTAGTTTCGCTGATTTCCTCAGAACCTTCACTTGCTTCTGTTTCTTGCTCTTCTTTAATCTTCGGCATTGCGTCAGCAGCGCCAGCTGATTTTTGTTGAGCGTCACCAGAAACTTGCTTAGTTTTCTTTGTTGCGTCAGGATTAGAATCCGTAGGCTTCGTTACCGCTGGACCTAAATCCTCGCCCTCATTACTAAGGTGAGTAGGTTCAGCCGCCACAGCATTCTTTTTGGGAGCGTCTGCACTAGGATTAGCTTGCGCCTCTACTACTGCTTCTGCTTCTAACGCCTCAATCTTCTTTTCTGTTTCGGCCATTGAGAAATCTCCTCTTTTTTTAATTAATTAAAACTTTTGTTTTGTTAACTATAATCTATTTATAAAACTAAAGTTTTTTAAGAAACGAATCGAACACTTTTAACTTAGCCTCGTCTAAAGCTCTCGATTTTGCCTCTTGTATTTCTCGCTTCCAGGCTTGAATATCCCTTTCCACAAGTACGCCATTATCCCATACCCACTCTTTACTCTCCATAATACCTTCTACGAAAGCGTCTGGAGCGCTGGGGTCTGAAACAATATCAGCAGCGGTAGCCAAGTAAAAGTCATCTTTTACATAGTTAGCACCGTTACGCTGAATTATTGAACCCATACCTCGACTTGAAACACCCAATTGAGCGCCCTCATCTATAAGACCTTTTACAATCCTACCGTATGGAGTATCCATAATTTTTGCTTCTCCAATAAAATTGTCGCCGTCTGGTGTTAAAGATTGTATCATATGTGATACTCTCTCTAAATTTACAGTTGGACCATCTGGATGTCCCAACTCACCGAAAGCTCTCTTTTTTTGGATAAATTCTTTATTGTATCTTTTGACTTCGTTTTCCAAAATTTCTTTCGGATAGACTCGTCCATTTCTATTCTTCATGTTAGATTGAAGAAAGATACCTTTGATTTTATATGACTTTTTACCGTTAGTTTCTTCTATAAGATACTCGGCATTTTGTACTTCTTCTGAAATTAGTTTCATATGTTCTCTCTTTGTACCAACTATTTATACAATTTATTACCTAAACTCTACAATTAATGTGTAATTATCACCACTTGCAAAGTTTTTAGTAGATAATAGTATATCTCCCGTTGGCGTAGTTGCGTTATTAGGTACTTCATTACCAGCTGGTCTTAAATCCCAATAACCTTGTCCTGACAATTCTACCATTGTTGCGTCTGTTACTCCGTCCCATAATAACTCTACAGCAGACTTATTATTAGCTGTATTAATTGAGTACCAAATTTTACTTAACTTTCTGTTACCATCTTCGGTCATAAAAGTTGTTTCAGAAGCGTCAATCTTCTTAACTAAATTTTCTCCAGTTCCGTCAGATTGATTTGTAAGTTTAACTACAAATTTAACACCTGAAGTATCTGCTATCGTTTGTGTTGTTACTATATCTGCCATTACTTGTATCCCGCTTCTTTGTGTGTTTCAATTACAAGATTATATTTTGTAACTGTATCATCACTATTTAAACTTATATCTCCGATAGGGTCTTGTAGTTTAACTTCATCTGGTTTTAAACCCCAATTTCCTCTACCCGATAACTCTACTTTTTTAGCATTGTCACCCTTAAAAAATACTGTGACATTACCTGTACCTATTATTTCATACTGCATATTTGCAATAGAAACTTTAGGTTCACTACTTGCATTATTACTACCAACTACATCAACTAATAATTGTTGAAATTCTGCACCAACACCATTTGAGTTTACAATAATCTTAAAATTATCATCTACTAATTTGGTGGTTGATATAGTCATCTAATTAACTTCTTGGTGAACCGACAGCACTAGCATGACCATCTGTCAATGTAATAGTATCAGTTGTACCTTTTTCAATTATAATAGAATCGCCGGCTGCATGTAGGTAAATATTACCTAAAGTTGTACCACCAGCTTCTTTTACTATAACAGATTGGGTAGCAGCCGTTGCTACACAATGAACAAAATGAGCTAAACCAATGTTGTTAGCACTAGGGTTATTAATAAATTCGCCCTTAACTATAACTGTTGCCATTTTTATTCTCCTAATTGTTCTTCTAATTCTTTATCGAAATAATCGTAAAGAATATTTGTATTAATATTATGAAACTCGGCAGCCTTATCTACGGCACCCTCAAACACTTTAATTATATCGCCAGTTTCTTTTTGTATTCTTTCGTAAATATCTTTTACGGCGTCCTTCATTTTAGGACTTAAAGATTTAAAAGAATCCGAGTCGATATATAATTCTCTTTCGACAATATTACTGAGCTTGAGTTTCGCCATCGCCTGCAATCTCTAACTCTGCTTTACCGTCTAACTCTGGTTGACCAGGTGTTGCTACTGAACCATCTTGAGCAAATGTTCCAGGTGTTGCAATTTCTGGTTTAGGGTCACTATAAGGCATTGCCTCTGGTGTTTCTTTGTTAAACAAACTAGACGCTAATTCTTTTCTTTTGATATCTAAAGCGTCACCCATTTTATCTCTTAATGCACTTTTAAATGCTTCGCCGGCGTCTGCATTATTACCAGCTTCTAAATTGTCAATAAATGATTTTGTATTCTCTGACATAATTTATCTCCTATAAGGTTGTATCTGTAACATCAGCTGTCGGAGCAGAAATAATACCGTCATCAATTTCTTTTTTGATTTGATTGTCGATATCTTCCATCTCTCTTTCGTTTTGTTTCAGAATGTTTTTTCTCACATATTCAACTGAATAAAACTTACCAATGTAATCACGCATTTCATTTGCCAATTGTAATCGCTCTCTCATCATTTCAGTATGTTTTAATTCAGCAAAGTGACCATCTTGTAAGAAATCGTAAGTAACACTATCTCTTACTGATTGCCAATCTTCTTCATTAATAATGCCTTTAAGAATTAATTGTGTTCTTAAAATATCATTAAATAATTCTGTGAATTTCTTTCTTAATCTTTGTACAAATTTTGTAAATTTAAGTTCATCTCTAGTAATTTCTGAGGCTCTGCCCATATTAAAACCTGAGTTACTTTCTAATCTACTAACTGGTACATTTAAAGAACGATAAAGTTTACTTCTAAAGTATTCAATATCGTTAATTTCTCCTAGATTTTGACCGCCAGGCAAAGTGCTAATATCAGTACCTCTTCCACCTTCTCTACTCGGTAACCAAAAATCTTCCAACATTGACATATAATTTCTGTCATCTCTGATTTCTCCTGTTGAGGCGTCATAAACAAGTTTGTTTCTATACCTTGCCATAACATCTCGTAAGTATTGTTCAGCCTTAACTTTAGGTAAATTACCTACATCAATCTTAAATATTCTTCTTTCAGGTGCTCTCGCAATTCTGTAAATAACAGTTGCGTCTTCAATCATTCTTAATTGATTGACAGGCTTGATAGCCTTTTGCATGTAAGATAAGACCATGTTTTTATTTTGGTCAATTAATCCAGACGGACAATAAGCAATTGTGTCTGGTGCAATCTTAATGCCACCTGAAGTAGAGTTAACCACACCTTTTTCATTGAATAGATAATATTCAACAAACTCGTCAACAACTGTAAGCATATTAGGACCTGTAACTCCTTCAGGTCTTTTCTTTCTTACTTCTCTAATTCTTTTAATCTTTCGTGGGTCAAGATATTTTAATTCTGTAATACCTTTTGTAGTAGAGTTTCTATCAATAACTTTTTGATAAAAAATTCTACCATCAACATACCATCTTCTAAAGATGTCATGTCCTTTAGTGTTAAACTGCATAAGTCGTAACACTTCTTTAAACTCATCTTCAATCTTTCTTCTCACATCTTTGCCATAAGGTAAATTGTTTACATTCACTCTTACAGCTTCTTTGTTTTCATTAGCCACAATTGCTTCGTTAACGATATCTTCAATCGCTAAGTCGCACTCGGGGTGTAATGAAATTTCTCTATATCTTCGTATAAGGTCAGCTTCAGTTTTGGAGTTTCCCTCCATGTCGAGGTATTGTCCAAAATAGCCGCCAGCGGCGATAGTTTGTGTACCATCGTCCGCTGGAGCCGTTGTAAAGCTTTGCTTTGGATCCGACTGTTTTTTCAGCCTTGATATAGAAAATCCAAATAATTCAGCCATAATATTTTTTCCTTTATTCTTTGTTAGTAATATTTATACTAGTTTTAGGTAGTAGTATTACTCTCAAAGTATTGATAATTGAAGGTTGCCGTAAATTCTTCTACAGCCGCCGCCTCATCATAGTTCAAATCAATTGCACTAATAGCAGTTGGAAACAATCCTCTTAAAGTATAAGATTTGATTGTATTTCCATTTCTGTCTAAATGGTCAACAAAACAATCAACTTGATAGTCAACTGGATTAGTTAAACCCTCATTGTCAGTCATGTTGTTGATACCATTCTGCCATCTTTCAAATGCGTTTCTTAACTTAAAGTTTGTATCGTTAAGAACCGTGATAGACCACTCATCAAAAGTTCTGTCTCCAGCAATTTTGATTTGTCTACCTCTGAAAGGAACATTGACTACGCCAACATTCATAGCAGGTATTGTTGTGCTTCTACATAAAAAAGCTAAGTCTTCTATTTCGCCACCAACTTGAGCGTAACCTGGAAAAGGCATTGTTACCTTAAACTGATTACTTCTAGCGCCACCGCCAGCAAGTTTAGCTTTGAAGTCATTAATGTTTGCCATTTTTTATTTCTCCTCTACTAACCTGCTACTTCGTCAAACGAAACGCCGGTTCTTGTTGC